AGAACAAGCAACTCAAGCTTTAACTGCAGGCACTAGTAGTTATGCAGCTGAAACTTCTGCTCTAGAAATAGTAGATGCTTTTATAAGAACAGATAGTGGTGACACAGATAAACAGTTTGATCAGCAACTTACAAGAATATCAAGAACACAATATAATCATCAAGCAAAAAAATTGACTCAGGGTAAACCTACACAGTTTTTTGCAGATAAAGGTACAAGTGGTATCAATATAGTTTTATGGTCTACTCCTGATAGTGCTCAAACTTATACTTTAGTTTATGATTACATAAAAAGAATAGAAGATGCAGGCAATGTAGCAACAAACAATGCTGACGTTCCTGCTAGATATTTACCATGTTTAACTTATGCTTTAGCTTACAATATTGCTTGTAAAGAGCCTGAAGCACAGAATAGAGTTAATATGATAAGAGGTAGATATATGGAACTCTGGAACGAAGTTTCTGATGCTGATAGAGAAAGAGCAGCTGTAAAATTTGTACCAGGCAATAATGTTTATTAATTATGGCATATGCAAAAAGTACAAAAGCATTAGGAATATGTGATAGGTGTGGTTTTACTTACAAACTTAATGAGTTGAAGTATGAAGTACAAAATGAAACTAGAAATGGTTTGAGAGTTTGTCACAATTGTTTTGATCCTGATCAACCGCAATTTAAAGTAGGAAGGTTAAATACAGCTGACCCTATGGCTTTATTTGATCCTAGAACAGATAGCGGTGAAAAAGCATCAACCCAATATTATGGATTTAATCCTGTTAATAGCACTGGAAATATATTAAGAGGAAAAATAGGAAAGGTTAAAATAGTAACATCATGACATACGCAGAATTAAAAAGTGCAATACAAAATTATTTACAAAATTCTGAAACACAATTTGTTTCAGACTTACCTACTATAATTAAACAAGCAGAAAATAGAATATTAAAAACAGTAAAGCTGCCAGTATTTAGAAAAAATGTTACAGGTACTTTAACTTCAGGTAATGAATATTTAGCGACACCTACAGATTTTTTAGATAATTATTCTTTATCTTTTACAAATAGTAGTGAACAAACATTTTTATTATTTAAAGATGTTAACTTTATTAGAGAAGCATATCCTAATAAATCTACGACAGGTTTACCAAAACATTATGCTATTTTTGATAACACAAGTTTTATAGTAGGTCCTACACCTAATAGTAATTTTACTGTAGAGTTGCATTATTTTTATAGTCCAACATCAATTACAGCAGGTGCAGATAGCGGTACTACTTGGTTATCAACGAATGCTGAAAGTGCTTTGCTTTATGGTTCACTATTAGAGGGTTATACTTATATGAAAGGTGAACCTGATATTATGCAAATGTACGAAAAAAGATACGAACAAGCTTTAGCTAGATTAAAAACTTTAGCTGAAGGAGAAAATACAACTGATCATTATAGAGATGACAGTTACAGAGTTAATAGAAGTTAATGATTAGTGTTGATGGAGTTCCACAATTAGGAACAGTAGATGTAAAAACAACACATAATGAAGGTTTGAGTCCTGAATATTGGGCTGAAAGGATAGTAGAAAAAATAGTCTCAGTTAGTGATAAAGCTGATCCTATGGTGCAAGCACAGGCTAATGCTTTTAAAGATGTAATACATCAAACTATTTTACTATATTTAAAACAGGCTATAGCAAGCGATAGAGCTACTGTAGCAGGATTATTAGATAAACAAGGTCATGAAGAAATGGCTAAAATTATAAGGAGATTGTAATGGCAATAACACAAGCGATGTGTACATCTTTTAAAAAAGAACTTTTAGAAGGAGTTCACAACTTTAAAAATTCAGGTGGTAATGATTTTAAACTAGCTTTATACACAAGTTCTGCTAGTTTAGATGCAAGTACCACAGCATATACGACAAGTAATGAGGTAAGTGGCACAGGTTATACGGCAAAAGGAGCAAGTTTAACTAGAGTTGACCCATCTACTTCAGGTACAACTGCATTGACAGATTTTTCAGATTTAACATTTAGCACTGCCACTATAACTGCTAGAGGTGCTTTGATATTCAATGATACAGCATCAGGTGACCCAGCAGTTGCAGTATTAGATTTTGGTGGCGATAAAACATCAACAGCAGGAGACTTTACTATACAGTTCCCTACAGCTGATGCATCAAATGCTATTATTAGAATAGCTTAAAACAATATGGCTATTATCAACGGCTGGGGTAGAGGTACCTGGGGTCAAGGAGAATGGTCAAATCCAATACCTGTTGAAGTTACTGGTGTTGCAGGAACAACTGCACTAGGTAATGAAACAGTCGTTGCAAAAGCAACAGTTGCAGTAACAGGAGTATCTGCAACATCTGCACTTGGAAATGAAACAGTAATAGGTATAGCTAATGTTTCTGTTACAGGAAATGTTGGTACTTCTGCTTTAGGTGATGAAACTGTAGCAGCTAGTGCAAATACTGCAGTTACAGGTAATGCTGGAACAAGTGCATTAGGTAATGCGATAACTGCTGGTGCAGCAGTAACAGGAGTATCAGGTTCTGCTTCTATAGGAAATTTAGGAGATGAATCTGTAACAGCAGCAGCTAATGTTGCAGTTACAGGATTAACAGGAACTAGCGGACTAGGAAGTATTAGTTTAGTTACAAATAATATTTTAAGTCCTGATGGTTTATCTGCACAAGCATTAGTAAATTCTGCAACTATAGTAGCAAAAGCAAATATAGATGTTACTGGCATTCTAGGTACATCTGAATTAAATATTGTCAATGTTTGGGGTCTAGTAGATGATGCACAAACAGCTAATTATGTAAATGTAGATGATGCACAAACTCCAAATTATACAGACGTAGATAGTTCACAAACACCAACTTATGGAAATGTGGATGATTCACAAACAGCAAATTATAGTAATATAGACACATCTCAAGTACCAAACTGGGAAGAGGTGGCATAACAAGGAAAACTTATGGCAACTTATGTAAATGATTTAAGACTCAAAGAAATAGCTACAGGTGATGAAGCAGGCACCTGGGGTACTTCTACGAATACTAATTTAGAACTTATAGCAGAAGCATTCAGTTTTGGCACAGAAGCCATAACTACAGATGCTAACACACATACAACAACAATAGCAGATGGAGCAACTGATCCAGGTCGTTCTTTTTATTTAAAGTATACAGGTACACTCGATAGTGCTTGTACTATTACTATTGGTCCTAATACTGTTTCTAAGTTTTGGCTGATAGAAAATGCAACATCTGGTTCTCAAAATATTATTATTTCACAGGGTTCAGGAGCAAATGTCACTATTCCAGCTGGAGAAGTTAAAGCAGTTTATTCAGATGGTGCTGGTTCAGGAGCAGCTGTAGTAGATGCTTTTGCTGGTTTAAAAGTATCAGATGCAGCTCAAACAAACATTACAAGTCTCGGAACTCTTACAGCACTTACAGTAGATGATATAACAATTGATGGTTCAACAATTTCTGATGGTGGTACTTTAACTCTAGATGCTGCATCAAATATTGTATTAGATGCAGATGGCGGTCAAATTACTTTTAAGGATGGTGGCACTACAATAGGAACTTTTAGTAATTCATCGTCAGACTTTGTTATTAAATCGAATGTAGCAGATAAAGATATTAAATTTAATGGTGTAGACGGCAGCAGTACAATTACAGCTCTTACTCTTGATATGTCTGCGGGTGGTGATGCTACTTTTAGTAGTGCAGTAAATATAGGTAACTTCCAAATTTCCAGTAATACGATTGCGAATGCTACATCAAGTATGATACTTGACAGCACTGGCGACATCATTCTTGATGCAGACGGACAAGACATTATCTTTAAAGATGCAGGAACACAATTTGGCTCTATCAGAAAGAACGGAAACAATATTCAACTCATGGCTTCTATACAAGATGGTGATATTACATTTCATGGAGATGATGGCGGTTCTGCTATCACAGCACTTAGCCTCGATATGTCAGCAGCAGGTGCCGCTACATTCAACAATCAAGTGACCATAGGATCAGGCTCTAATTTAGTTAATGCTGGTAATATGACTATTGATGTTGCAGGTGATTTAACTCTAGATGCAGATGGTGGCGACATAATATTTAGTGATGGTGGTAGTGAAAAAGCTAGATTCAATGCAGGTAAACTAGGGATTAATACTTCTGATCCTGATGGACAGGGTTATAGTTTTGCTGAAGACTTAGTTATTTTAGGTGGTAACTCAGCAGATGATGGCGTGGGTATTACATTAAGAGGTAATGGTAAGCGATATGGAATAATTGCTTTTGGTGATAATGGTGATCCTAACAGTGGTGAGATTTTTTATGATCATACTGATAATGCAATGTCATTCAGAACCAATGATCAAATTGCTGCAAGTATAGATAGTTCAGGCAACCTCACAGTAGGTACTGGTATTAGTTATAATGCTAGTGCTGATGATACTTTAATTATAGGTGCAACAAATAGAACATCAGTTAATAATGGCACATATTTTAATTATCAATTAAAAGTTTCAGGAGCAGCTACAGGACAAGATTTAACAATACAAGCTGCGAGAAACATAGATGGTTCTTCTGATGATGTTGAATCTATTTTTCAATATGATGCCAGTGCAGATGCACAAATATTTTTTACTAATGCTACTGAACGAATGAGAATAAGTAATGGAGGAAATGTAGCAATCGGTCACAACAGTCCTGAAGCTAAACTTGATGTTGATGCAGATTCAAACCAAGTTGCTTTTATGTCTAGAGACCAAGGTTCTGCTACTTATCCAGCTTTTGGTTTTTCTGGTCAAATAGATTCTAATGGTAATAGAGGTACTGGTATATTTTTACCTACTGATGGTGCTTTAGGATTTGCTGCTCATAGTGCAGAACGTATGAGAGTTAACCCTACAGGTGTGGGTATCGGCACAACCAGTCCATCATCTTTATTACATCTATCATCTGGCAATAGAGATTTAAACTTCTTATTAGCAGATAGCCCATCAACAGGTAATGCAGGGGTGCAACTTAGAGCAGGAGCAAGTGACTTTTTAGGTTTTGCAGCAGGTGGTGGTACAGATGTTGGTATTGTTATTGATAGTAGTAATAACGTTGGAATCGGCACAAGCAGTCCTTCAAACCCACTACATATTGCAGGTGCTTCAGGCACTACTATTTTAGAGTTACAAAGAACAAACTCTAATGCTACAGGAACTACTGGTGGTGTTTCCTTTACAGCCAGTGATGGTCATGCAGTAGCAAGTATATTAGCCATTGGTGATGGTGATGATGAAGGTGCAAATTTATCTTTTAGGACAACATCTGCTGCATCCGAAAATAATGCTTTCAATTCTACTTCAGAATTTATGAGGCTTACTTCAGCAGGTCGCTTGGGAATCGGAACAACCAGTCCATCAGTACAGTTAGATGTTGTAGGTGATACTAGAATAAAAGCCTCAAGCACTACAGCAACAGCCCTAACAATAAAACGTAGTTCTAGTTCTGGTCGAGCACAAATGGCTTTTACTGATGAAAGTGATAATCAAATATTCCGTATAGGTATGACAGGTGCAGGAAGCGAGAACTTTAGCTTTTTTGATGGTTCTGACACTATTCTAGAACTAAACAGAAGTTCTAACACAGCAACTTTTGGTGGAGTTATAACAACACCTTCCAATATAAATATAAGTGGTACAAGCGGTCAATATCAAATAAACTCGCTTGATCTAATTGAATACAGTAGTGGTTTTAGAATAGGTGCTGTTGCAGATGATGATGAATCTTTGACACTCGTTGGGTTTGGTGGGCAACCAAATATTGTCTTGGATGATTCTGTCATACAGTTTAAGTTTAGTACAAGTGAGAAAATGAGGCTTGATAGCTCAGGTAATCTATTCGTAGGTAAGACAGCATCAAACTCTGCTACTACAGGTGTTGAGCTAAAAAGTGGTGGCTTATTTACTGCTACAAGAGCAGATAGTCCAGCAGGAATATTTAACAGGACAACGAGTAACGGACAAGTTGTACAGTTTAGAAAAGAAAATACTACAGTCGGCTCAGTTTCAGTTACAGCATCAGCTACAACCTATAACACTTCATCTGATTTAAGATTAAAAGACATTACAGGCTCTGCCAGAGGTTTAGAGGTTGTCAATGAGCTTAATCCAGTTTCTTACAACTGGAAAGCAGATGGCAAATCTGATGAAGGTTTAATAGCTCAAGAAGTTCAAGAGCTTGTACCTAACGCAGTATCAGA